CATGCCGCTTCTCCCTCTTCTTCTTTCTGATAATCTGCGAGCAAGTGGGTAGCTATATTGTGCCAGTTAACATCAGACAGAAAGGCCATGGCATAGTCGAGTGCAAGACCCTTGCCCTCTTGTTCCAATATCTCTTCGACATAGCTTTTGAGGTATTGCGAGGCCTCGTATCCGTCCATTTTGTGGATGCCTAAGTCTTTGGCGTCTTGACCGTCAAATATTTCAAGATTGACACGCCATGTAGCGTAATTAGTCCAACCGTTGTATGTTTCTTTTGTCATTGTCTTATTCCCTCTTGTTGCTAGTCGATTAACCGGATTATCAATTTTCGTATTTTACAACGCGGGCGCGGTCATTTTTAGGATAACAGATATTTAACATTGCTTCCGCTTCGCGCTCTGTTTTGAATTCATAGGGTGCGCCATTAGTAGGCCTAATAGGCGTCCAATTTTCCACAATCTCACAAGAGTTTGGGTTTATTGATTTAACTAATACTTCGATTTTATAGTGCATTTTCTTATTCCCTTTAGTTTGATTGTTATGCGGCACAAATTCCAACGATAGCTTTTTTGCTTACTTCTTCCGCATATGCGTCAAGTTGTTTACCCATATCGACTAAAGTAAACCCGTAAAAAATACGGTTAGACAATCGCGGATTGACAGGGTTGAACCTAGCTAGGCGAGCGGTCCAATTTCCAAATGATGAATTTGAGCGCTCAACCCTAAAGACATATCCGGCGGCATATCCAACGTATTCGCCACGATTGAATGCACTCTTTTCGACGGTGACAGCAATTACGGTTCCACTCACTAGGGAACGCATCGCATCGCTCGCATTCGGCATTATAGGTATCGGCGTTGGCTTGTGTGAACACATACCCGTTATACGCAACGTATCCGGCTTGAATTTTTGTCATTGTCTTATTCCCTAGTGCGTGTTTCGATATTGATAATTTATTTATCATTCCATTAGTTGTCAATAGGTATTATAAAAAAAAGATAAAATAATTATTCGGGAACATAACACCTTGAAAACAATAAAGAAAACTAAAGCGATTGCCGGATTGACGCCACGCGGTGAGACTGATTTAAGACGGTTTAGTGTTTATCCTTCACGCGCTGTAATGGATTTGAGCCTATCGATAAACGATATCCGAACCCTGTTAGCACTAGGCCTGTATACAAGCGGAAGCGGCGTTGCATTCCCTACGTTACAGACAATAGGCGCATACACGGGACAAGGTACAGCGGGCAATCAAGCGGCATTGAGACGTCTAATAGACAAGGGATATATCAGGAAGCTGCAACCTAAATGGTATGCCGGTCAAACGTCTCAATGGCTCACCGATCGTTATCAAGTCTTATACTCTAAGAATGATCCGGTTCCAACCAAGGAACAACTACAAGAGTCGAAGGCTTTCAACATTCACTCTTTAGAGCCACAAGGTATTAGCAGCAAAGAGGAATTACCTACAAGTCATGATCATACTGTTAGGGTTCAAGGGGTAGAGAATTGTTTTAGGTCAATACTAAACACGTATGGTATAGTCGTTACTCAGTCTCAATCAACACCTGCTAATCACATACTCTCGCTAGGCCTCTCGCTCGCTCAGTTCAAGGAACAGGCATCGCTTGCTGTTGCTCAATGGCTACGCTCTAAGGGTAGTGTACCAAGTGGTTTACAGCAACTCATCGACGCGGGGTCTTTCTCGCAGGCCACCCCTTCCCCCCCGCCCCGTCCGCTCTAGTACGGGGTATGTCACACGATTTTTTTCTCAAATTTCATGGGGTGCTTTAGGTGTTGTTCAGGAACTCTTCTCGGTTGCCGCTTACTCTTTATGTTCCACGCGCTTATCAGCACGGTTGTTTCATGCGTGCCGGAACACGCATACCCTTGGGTGTTATTCTCTATATTGTGGGACACCCTTCGGGTTATAAGGGGTTCGTGTATGTTTTGTAAATAGTGTCAAGATAGGTTTACCTAGTTATGAACAGGAGATTGTAGATAATGACCAGTGTTAGACAGTTTAGACGTGTTTTGAGTTCCAACAGGGTGGATGGAAAGAAGGAGGCGGTGTTGGAAGAGCTAGAAATACTTGGCTCTTCGAAGATTACTGATGTGTTGTCGTGGGATCAGACTGGAGGAGTTAGTGTTATTCCCAGTTATGATTTGCCGGAGCATACTCGGAAGGCGATTAAGAAGATAAAGATCAGGCCGACGAGAGAGGGCAACGAGATTGAAGTGGAAATGCACGACAAGATGTCTGCTTTGCGGTTGCTCTCCAAGCATTACGGGTTATTGGAGAACCTCAGTGATGATGCGCGGCCTACTATCATGGGTATTAATCTCAAAGGCCCGGTTGTAACGAATTATACCATTACAGAAAGTCCATTAGATGAAGAAGCCAATGAAGAGGAAGCAATCGCCGAGATCGTCTGATACGTCTGACGTAACCCTCGGTGGCCTAGAGCTTGATTTTACTCAGGCTCCCACTACCTGGGAATTCCTGCACGACACATCGTTCTTTCGTGGATTGCTCGGCCCGGTAGGTAGTGGCAAGTCGTATGGTTGCGCTGCCGAGATCTTCCTGAAGGCCGTGCAACAGGCTCCGTCTCCTGTCGATAATGTGCGCTATACCAGATTCGTGATTGTCAGAAACTCGTATCCTGAGTTGCGGACGACCACTATCAAGACGTGGGGTACGCTGTTCCCAGAAGACGTGTGGGGGCCAATGAGGTGGTCGCCGCCTATCACCCATCATCTTAAACTACCGAGTAGAGACGGTATCCCTGGCGTTGATTGCGAGGTTATCTTTCTTGCTCTTGACCAGCCCAAGGATGTCAGGAAGTTGCTGTCTCTTGAGCTGACCGGAGCATGGGTAAACGAGGCACGGGAATTGCCCCTAGCTGTTATCCAAGGTTTGACGCATCGTGTAGGCCGCTATCCAACCAAGCAGCACGGTGGCCCTACTTGGCGTGGTATATGGGCTGATACCAACCCTATGGACAATGACCACTGGTGGTATCGCCTAGCAGAGAAAGAGCCTATCCGAGGCAAATACAAGTGGTCGTTCTTCAAGCAGCCGTCAGGAATGGTCGAATGCACCGGAGATACACCAGGAGCGTTGCCAGCGGCAGGTAGATTCTGGACGATGAACCCAGAGGCAGAGAACATCGGTAACCTACCACCAGGCTATTATGAGCAGCAGCTCGGCGGCAAGAACCTTGACTGGATCAGGTGCTATGTCGGTGGCGAATATGTGTATGTACAAGAAGGCAAAGCTGTATGGCCTGAGTATATGGATAGCCTGATGAGCGTAGAAGCACTGGATTACGACCCTAGTGTTCCAATTCAGGTAGGATTGGACTTTGGTTTGACGCCAGCGGCAGTCATCGGACAGAAAATGAGGAACGGTCGGTGGCATATTCTGCATGAAATCGTGTCATTCAGCATGGGTCTGGAGCGTTTCGGGCAGATTTTAATCCATGATATCCAGACAAGATTCCCAAAAGCGCAAATATTCATCTGGGGAGATCCTGCTGGTGTTGCCAGAGACGGTATCTTCGAGGTTACAGCGTTCGATTATCTAAAAACACTTGGATTGAATGCCCAACCTACGGCATCCAATGACTTTATGGTGCGTCGGGAAGCTGGTGCGCTGCCAATGCAGAGGCTAATTGATGGCAAACCGGGCATAATTGTGGCACATGACTGCCAAAGATTGCGTAAATCACTGGCTGGTGGCTACCATTTCAAGCGGGTTGGTGTCGGTGGCGGGACAGATAGGTTCAAAGATGCACCTAACAAGAACGAACACTCGCATATCGGTGACGCATACGGCTATCTGATGCTAGGTGGTGGCGAATTCAGGACACTGACACGGGGTCACATGATGGGTAGATCGCAACCAAGATCAACAATAGCCAACCATGACTTCGAGATCTTCGCATGATCGTGCCGGATGACTTCATAGCGGAGTTAAATCTGAGCGACAGAATAAGAGTTGTGCCGTTTCACTACGGACACATCCACATGATGCAACTATCTGACCTTGATCGCAGAGCCGCTAACGCTTTGCCTGACTTTAACGAGCGTATCCAGT